CGTTGCACGGTTACAGCGGCATTTTGGGAAGCCCGTCAGAGGGGTTTTACATCTCAAAGGCTGATGTGATGTGGCTTTACAATAGCTATAACAACGAAGAGAATATGGCGCAAATCTTCCTTGATTGCACCATTGACATTCCATCGTAATACACGACAATTGTTCAACTTTTGAAGGATACTCAAAATGGCTTTACCAAACAAAGTTCTTCCCGGTTTTAGCGCGGCTTTGTACGCACAGCCCGGTGCTACCCCCACTCCTTTGACAATTGCGCAGTTGTCTTTGGTTGCTTCCGTTTCTCCAATTGCTATTAGCGGCAATTTGATTCCTGTTGAAGCCATTCCTGCTTTCGGTCAAGACGATGCCGTGGCAAGTTTCGGTGTTGCCGGTTCGCGTCAGTCTGACAAGATTCCCGTGCAAGCTGCTCCGACCAGCATGACAATCACTGCTGCATGGAACCCTGCTGACACTAACTTGCTGTTGATGCGTGCCGATGCTTATTCGGGCGTCATTGACCGCACTTTCGTGGTTTCGGCTACCGAAGGCTCAAACATTGTTTATTACGCCTTCAACGGTCGTGTAGGCCAGTTCCAAGTCGATTCTCAGCCCGGTGCTGAAGCCAAATGCACATTCACCGTGCATCCACGTGGCAATCAGTACGGTTGGTCGAACAACGCATAAGGAGACATCATGTCTATTCCTGCAAAAGTCCTTCCCGGTTTTAGCGCATCGCTTTGGATGCAATCGGCTGCAACGCCTACTCCACTGAGCACTGCTAACCTGTCTGTGTGGGCTGCTCAAGTCACCACGATTGTTGGCACATCTGCCAACGGTACTGGTGCTGCTGGCATGGCTGTTCCTGTCGAGGCGATCCCTGCTTTTGGTCAAGACGATGCTGTTGCAAGTTTCGGCGTGGCTGGCTCTCGTCAAAGCGACAAGATTCCAGTGCAAGCTGCACCTACAAGCATGACCATTACGGCTGCTTGGAACCCTTCTGATGCTGCTTTGCTTCAGATTCGTTCTGATGCCTATTCTGGTGTTGTGGACCGCACTTTCGTGGTCACAGCAGTTGAAGGCACAAACACTGTGGCTTATGCCTTCAACGGTCGCGTTGGTCAGTTCCAAATTGACTCACAACCGGGCGCTGAAGCCAAGTGCATGTTCACTATTCATCCACGGGGCAACCAGTACGGCTGGTCGAACAACTGATGAAAGTTTCACAAGCCATTGAAGCGATTGTGACCAGCTACGGCGACATTGATCTTGTTGCCCGTGGCTTGGTGGTGGACGCTGCGGAGCTTGCAAAAGCCACAGCCAAACCAGACACAGCAGAAGCCATTGCATTGGCCCTGCTTAAGAAGTACAACGTGACTGCGCCAGTGGTGGTCATTAAAGAAGTTGCACCAGAGGCTCCGCCAGACACTACAGAGTAAAAACACATGATAGTAAAAGACAGCAATGACCTCCTGAACTTCCTTGTGGCCCAATCCGATTCGTCTAAGAATTGGTTTGGGTTTACACAACAACGCATTACTGCAATTGCTTTGGCGCACGACATAGCGCGGAATCATGCAGACAAGATTGGACCAGAGCAAGCAGTGGATTACGCTGTTGCGCTCAATCAGGCCATCTACGACAAGATCATTAAATCAAAATAACCTTTGAAAGTTTGAAATGGGAGTGTCAATCAAGCTTGAAGGAATTGGTGAGGTTGACAAGGCATTGAAAGCTTTGGAGGCAGAGTTTGGTGACAAGATGGCGCGAAGCAAAGTGCTCATACCCGCCGTTCGTGAAGCCTTAAAACCTGTCTTAGCAGAAGCAAAAGCAAACGCTCCTAAAGATAGCGGCGGCTTAGAAAAGTCATTGATTATTGAAGCGCGGCGACCAACACGGCGCGATAAGCGCAGCAAATACGTTACGCAAACAGACACGGTGATTGCAGCCGTCACAACAGCGTCTGGAAAAAAATTGGCAAAGATGGGCATTAAAAGTGATGCCCGAGCCATTGCACAAGAGTTTGGCACAGCGCATCACCCGGCGCAGCCTTATCTTAGGACTGCGTTAGAATCAAACGCTCAAACAACCGTAAACAATTTGGCTGGCATTCTTGCTAGACGGATTCAGCAATTCAACACAAAACACAGTAAAGGATAAAACATGAGCAAGCTATCAGCAACGCTTGGTGAAAAATACCAAAACAAGCGAGCATCAATTTTTACAAGAACATTTGAATTGGGTGGGCACACCTTCAAAGTCAGCATTCCATCAGTTGCACAAGCCGATGAAATTTATCAAAAAGTAATGAACCCGTCAGATGAAGTCATAGACGGTCTGTACGCCAAGATGGTTGAGCCGTTGTTGAAGTTTAAAGACAGCGCAAGCTCAGAAGACGAAGTTGAATATTTTGACAACGATGTTGTTGTCAAAGGTCGGTCGATGCGCGAAGCCGCAAAAAACAAAGCCATGACCGAGGCAAAGATTACTGAGTACATCAAGTTGTTGGTTCCTGAGAATCCAGAGAACACAATGGATGACATCACATATGCCGACATTGAAGCGGAATTTCCGTTGCCAATTCAATTGTCGTTGATTGAAAAAATTGCCGAAGTTATCAGCCCGTCTTATAAGGAAAGTCGGGGAAACTGATTGGCTCGTTAAGGACGCAGGTCGAATGCGCCATGATCTTTAACGGGCACACACACGATACTTTGGCCCAGATTGATGAGGTCAGCATGTCGCAAATCATGACGATGTACGCTGACGGTGTTGTAGGTAATTTCCAGATTCTGACAGTGCTTGGTCAGCTTACGGCTGGTGTGTTTAACTACATTCGACCAGCTAACAGCCCTGACTATAAACTTGCCAGAATACTTGGTGTTGCCTATGATTACATCATCCCTCCGGCAAGTCCAGAAATGCAAAAACAAGCGGCAAACAATGCGCTAAAAATGTTCATGATGTCTGCGCCGGGATACAACGAAAACTTGTTTAAGGCTCAAAATGGCTAATTTTATTGGAAGACTTGGCGTCTTGTTGGGGTTGGATAGCGCCGAATTCCAAAAGGGGATTCAACAAGCCAGCAAGCAACTAGATACATTTGTTGACAAAGTAAAAATTACTTCTGCGGTTGGCGCTACTGCTTTTGCAGCAATGGCGCATCAAGCCATGCAGTTGGCTGATGAAATTGTTGATACAGCCAAGGCCAATGACATTGCTGTTGATAGCGTTTTAAAGTTGCGTAATGCTTTGGCACTTAGTGGCGGAGAAGCGGAAAACGCGGGGAAACTTTATGCGTCTTTTACCGCCAACATTGACAAGGCGGCTGAAGGTTCTTATGAAACGCAAAAAACTTTAAAAACGCTTGGCGTTTCATTGGGAGATTTGCGGTCAATGAACATTGACCAGTTATTTACCAAAACTGTTGATAGCTTGGCGAATATGGATGACCCATTGACGCGCAACGCTAAAGCAATGGAGTTGTTTGGTAAAGCTGCAAAAGGCGTTGATTTTGTTGAGCTGAATGAGCAAATTAAAACTGGCGCTGGTGTTACAGAAGAACAAGCTAAAGCAATTGAAGATGCGGCAGCAGCATATGATGCTTTGGCAAAAGCTGGACGTGATTTTAATGTGATGCTTGCTGCTGAACTTGGTCCAAGTATCAAAGCAACAATTGATTACATCGGTGGGATGAAAAACGAGTTTGATATTACTGGCAAAGTTTTTAAAACAATATTTCAAACTATTGTCGTAATTGGGTCTGACGTTGTGTTTGTCATCAAAGGCATGGTCAACGAGGTGGCTGCGTTGTACCGTTTTGCTGACGATCTTGTTAACAAGAATCTTGCAACAGCGACTGCAAATTACAGCGCTTATTTTAAAAAAGCAATTCAAGATCGTGAAGAATTAGACAAGTTTCAAAGTCGCGTTTTGGGTGCTGGTCAAGACGTAAGCACTTCTGGCGCGCCTAGTAAAACATTATCTGGACCTTCTAGGACTGTTGTTGTTGGCCTTAGCCCTGAAGAAAAAAAAGCTATACAAGAAAAAGAAGCTGCTGCAAGAAAAGCCCTTAAAGATGCTGAAGATGCTGAAAAAAAACGTGTTGCTTTAATAGCAAAAGGCGCTTCTGTTGAGCAAGGAATTCGCGAAGAAACGGCACGGGCTTTATCTGAACAAGAAACAATGTATCAAAAGGGCAATGTTGCTGAAATTAACCGACAGCAACTTGCCTCAAAAGAAATTGACAGAGCTAAAGAAATGTTGCATTTGTCATTTCAAGGCCGAAATATGCGTGGTGAAGATTTGCAATATGCACAAGAACTTCAAGAAATTGAATTTAAAAGACAAGATGCAATTGCAAGACTTAATGAAAATGAAACATTGACGCGAGAGGCTAGGGCGGCAGCAATTCAGCGTGAAAATGATATGTCTCAAAAGTCTATTGAACTGGCTAAAACACGTTTGGATTTAACACGCCAAACGCGAGAAGGAAGTTTGACTGATGGGTTTTTTAACGCAATGGACACAATGGGCCGAAATGCTTTAACTGAATTTGAGCGTGGACAACAAGCGTTCCAATCTGTTATTGGCAACATGGAATTGGCTATCAATAATTTTGTAAAGACGGGAAAGTTGTCTTTTAAAGATTTGGCCCGAAGCATCATTCAAGACATGATTGCAATCCAGATGAAAGCTGCTGCAATGAAGTTTCTTGGATCGGCCTTCAGCATGTATTCTGGCGGTGGATTCGGAACTGGCAACGCTTATGGCAATATGGACTTGGGCGGCTTTCTGGCTGAAGGCGGTCCTGCTGATGCCAACACTCCATATATCGTTGGTGAACTTGGTCCTGAGTTGTTTGTTCCCAGATCGGCTGGAACAGTCGTGCCCAACAATCAAATAAGCAACATGGGAAGCACCACCAACGTGACAAACAACTACATCAACGCCATTGATGCCAAGTCGTTTGAGAACAGGTTGCTGGAGAGCAGCAATACAATCTGGGCTGGTTATCAGTATGCCAATAAGCAGTTGGCATCGAACGGGAGAAGGGCATGAGTTTCCAAACGGT